GAGATTCACGCGTGGAAGGACAAGAACCTTTACGACGTTATAGTCGATGGTACAAGCTCGCGGGAGCAGCCGCTTATCGTCATGATAACGACAGCCGGAACCGTTCGTAATTCCGTTTACGACCAAAAGTACGATGAAGCCAAGGAAAAGATTAATAGACTTGAAACGGGATACGCAGACGGCGAGCAAGACCCGCACGAAAGATTTTTGCCCATCATTTACGAGTTGGATAATCGGAATGAATGGGTTGATCCGACGTGTTGGAAGAAAGCAAATCCGGGACTTGGGAGCATCAAGAAACTTGACCAACTAGAAACAAAGGTTGCAAAGGCGAAAGCTAACCCGCTGCTAATCAAGAACCTTTTGACGAAGGATTTCAACATTCCTGAAACGTCCGAGGAAGCTTGGCTGACATATGAGGAAGCTTACAACGATGCGACCTATGACATAGAGTTTTTACGCAACACTTACGCGGTAGGCGGCGCGGATTTATCCAGTACAACGGATTTAACGTGCGCTACGTTGTTGGTTATGAAGCCGAATGATCCCGTTATCTATGCGATACAGCAATACTTCCTGCCGGAAGAAAAGCTAGAACAGCGCGTTAAAGAGGACAAGGTTCCTTACGACTATTATCATGAACGCGGATGGCTAACGCTTAGCGCCGGGAACAAGATCGATTATAAGGACGTTACAGCGTGGTTCAAACGGATGCACGATGAATACAGCATAACGCCTGTATGGATTGGCTATGACCCGCATGACTCTAAATATTGGGTTGATGAAATGACGGAAATGGGCTTTGATATGCGCGTAGTCCGGCAAGGGGCTTTGACGCTATCCCAACCTATGAAGGAAATACACGCAGACTTTGCGGGTAACCGGATTAACTACAATAACAATCAATTGACGCTCTGGAATCTGACTAACACCAACGTTAAGCATGACGACAACGACAATATACGGCCTATAAAGGGTAAGAATCAGCGGGCGCGTATCGATGGTACGTTTTCTATTTTGGACGCTTACACGATCCTTTACGAGAACATGACTGACTTCAAAGCGCTGATATAGGAAGGGTGAGAACATGGCAGAAAGGCCGCCGTTAGGTATAATGCCGCGTGACATTTGGGAACGAAAAAGAATGAACGATCTTCTGGAAGCTATGTTGCGATATGTAGAACATGGTTTGCCGTTCCCTGATAAATGGCTTGAAGAATTTAGCGAACTAGCGACCAAGTACACCAAATAGCGCTTATTCCGTTAGAAGGGGGGTGACAAATTGAAGGAAAGACGCTCATTGTTTCAAATGATATTCGGCGGCAAGCAAGCGCCGCGCAATCATACGTACATGCAAATGCTTAACAGTACACCGAGCTTCTACGACTTTAGCGGCGAAGCCTATGACAGTGATACGGTGCGCGCTGCGGTTGATGCTTTTGCTCGGAACGTCGGCAAGCTCAAGCCGAAGCATATAAGGCGCGTTAATGGAAGTATTCAAGAGGTTAAAAATTCCGAAGTTGAATGGCTGCTACAAAACAGGCCAAACCGTTTTATGAATGCCTATATCTTTTATTATCGGCTGGCAACGCAATATTTGCTGAACAATAACGCTTTTGTTTGGGTACGCCGGGATGCCATGAACCGCGTGGAGGGCTTTTATCCGCTCATATCATCCGGCGTTGATCTAGTCGAGGTTAACGGGGACATGGTTGTTAAGTTCCGTTTCTACGATGGGAATGAGTACGCCGCGCCATACTCTGACGTTATCCATTTACGGCGGCATTTTTACAAGAATGACATGTTCGGTGAAACGAATAAGACGGCCTTAACGCCTATCCTCGACCTTATCTCGGCAACGAATCAAGGGCTGAAAAATGCGGTTAAAACGTCGGCTATCCTGCGAGGTATTTTACGTTTTACTTCCATGCTCAAGCCGGAAGATATGAAAGCACAAACGGACGCTTTTAAAGCTGATTATTTGGACGCGTCGAATCATGGCGGCGTAGCTGCAACGGATTCGAAAGCTGAATATCAAGAGCTTAAAACCGACCCTAAAATGATCGACGACAAGCTAATGGCGGCTA